CCGGTACCGGAACTGGGGGTAATACTGCCCCCAGTTCCTCATCACTTCCTTCCATTGGAAATGGAAGTATCTCGGCGACAAGACCTTTCATCCCTCTCCAAAGGCAAAATGCCTTCGTCTCAGGACGACGTGCACCGAGATTCGGCCGAGCGGACGAGGCAATGCGCCAGCAGCTGCATGGCGAGTGCGAGTCCACTAGGCCCATCGTGTCGCGTGCGGGGGTCGGGGTCGTCGAACGTATCCGCTCAACGCCACCGACACTCCACGACTACGCCGGTCTCTCCATCAGCGACTCGGACGAGGACTCGTAGGTCCTGCATCCTTCTTTGATTTGATTACAAGTAAAGGCTGGGTCACTTCTGCGGGGTGCCGCTCAAGGGAAAGCATCCCATGCAGCTCCGCAGGTCATACAAAGTGATGAGGGAGCGGGTTGGAATGACCGCTCAGACCCGACGCGGCGGCGTATGGCCTCCTCGCCACCTCGGCCCTATCGGGCCTACGGCAGGCTCAGAGACTCGCCGCCTGCGGGCCGTTTCCGCTGGATCCCTATGTTGGGGATATGAACATATGTTTAGGTTCATTTTGACGTCTTTGACGGTTCATGTGATGAACGGTCAACACTTTCGTTTCGACGTTTTGGACGGTTCATGTGATGAACAGTCAACAGTCTCGTTTACGACTGAGGAGGCTGTGCGGGCTCCGTGAACACACAGATCATGTCAATGATGACAAAACCATAGAGGGTGAGAGTGGAGGTCGGGTTGTTCGCGGCAATGCCTACATGGAAGAAGGCAGTTTGCCCAGGGCCCGCCGAGACGGTTCCCTGGAAGTCAGGATCAAGCTGGCCTTGGCCAAAGAACTCCTTCTGGGAGAAGGACTGGCTGATCTGACAGAAGTTGTCCTCCGAGTGCGCAATCGTGGTGAATTGCGGACGGTTCTCCAGACAGTTGATGATGGAGGTAGACGTTCCAGCGTTGTTCTTCAAGGACACGTACATGCAGAACTCGCCTCCAGTCTCCCCAAAGACGGTGATCTTGGAGCCAATCACCTGGTAGTGCTCATACATGGTCATGAGCTGGTCAAAGCCGTTCGGCTGGTGACCTGCCCCCGTGTAGTCGGGGTCAAAGGCGTTGTTTGCACCGAAAACGTGCGCTCCAAACGAGGCGACTCCGCACGACTGCGTAAACGAAGCCGCATAGCGAAGGTTCGCCTTCGTCGACTTGGGGATGTACGACGAAAACGCCGCGTCAATCCATGGGGTTGGCGCCATGACAAGGTTGTCAGCTTGGGCAATGTCCATAGCTACACGCTTGGACTCCATGGCGGACGACTTACGCTTGCGAGAACGCTTCTGCGACGTCTTGGTGTATCCACCACGGGTAGACAAAAGGGTCTTGCGCATCTTCGTTGCGGACATTGCGACCTTTTTTGCAGTTTCTAAGATGTGTGATTATATGATTTTTTTTATAATTCTAAAAAACTCATACAGTTTTTGATGGTTTTGCTCCGCCACACTGCTCCGCCACACATCCAATCAGTTTGATTGGATATGCGTGGGTTTCATTGATTGGTCCAATCAACGGAAACTGAACAAAATGTCCCATGATTCTGGGCAATTCCGTTCTGGGATACTCAGCTATACCACACTACATTTTCAATGTCCGCTAGACGTCCATCTGCAAGGACCCAATGGGTCTTCACGCTGAACAACCCTCCATCCGAGTTGATTCACCTGTTTTCGTCATGCGACGCAAAGACCCTCTCAGACGGAGAGGGTCTGCCACTGTTCCATGAGAAGATGCGTTGGCTGATCTGTCAGCTGGAGACTGGCACGGAAGGGACCGAGCACTACCAGGGAGCTTTCGTTCTGAAAGAACGAGAGCGCCTGACCACGATCAAGGTGTGGTTTGAGGACATGGTGAAGGCGCGCTGCCCTAGCGTAACGCGCTGCCAACCCCATTTTGAGCCCATGAAGGGCACAGTGGCTCAGTCGCGGCACTACTGTCGTAAGCCTGTGCCGCACTGTGATTGCAAGCATTGCAAGGACTGTCCACCCTCCATCCAGGGTTGGTTTGAGGGCGGGGAGCCGCCTAAGGCCGGCAAGGGCGCCATTATGCAAACCATGCTGGAAGGTGCAGAGGCCGGCAAGACGCTCGAGGAACTCGGTCGTGACATGCCCTCTGTGTATGCGCATGGCAAAGCGTGGGCGCTGATGGTTCAAACGACGAAGAAACGTCGTGCGAACGCATGGAGGACTGTATCCGTGGAAGTCCTCCTGGGGGAGCCTGGCTCAGGCAAGACCCGAGCGGCTGTAGAGGAGTCTGGAGGGTACGACAAGGTGTACTTTCTCACCAAGCTGTCCAAGGCGTCCATCTGGTTCGACGGTCTCGAGGAAGAGCGTGTGCTCGTCATCGATGACTTCGACGACTCCTGGTCTATCGACTACAGGGCCATGCTCCGTCTGCTAGACGGGCATCCCCTGCGGCTCCCAGTGAAAGGGGCTTTCACTTACGGTCTCTTCGACAAGATCTACGTGACCTGCAACGTACCGGTGGAACGCTGGTATCCTAAGGAGAAGGACATATCTGCCCTCCTCCGACGGATTAGCAAAATCCGTCATTTCCCTGAAGGAAATAGTACCGTTGGTACCGGTACCGGAACTGGGGGTAATACTGCCCCCAGTTCCTCATCACTTCCTTCCATTGGAAATGGAAGTATCTCGGCGACAAGACCTTTCATCCCTCTCC